TGGCATCCACCGACAAGGAGCAGGCCAGCATTGTACACGGCGACGCCATAAACGCCGTCGATGCCAGCCCCAAGCTGCGGAAGATTCTGCGGACCAACGCCACCGCCAAGAATATATACTGCACCCGTACCAATGGTTTCTACCGCGTCCTGTCCAGCAGCCCCCGCCGAAATGAGGGCTGGAACGCATCGGCGATCGTCGCCGACGAGTTGCATAAATGGTATGGGCGGCAACTGTGGGACGCCCTGAAATGGGCATTCGCAACGCGGGCCGAACCCATGCTGTTTTCGATCAGCACGGCCGGCGACGACGAAGAAAGCATATGCTTCGAAGTGTACGAATACGCCAAGGCCATCCTGGACGGCGACGTTGTCGACTTTCAGTTTTTCCCGCTTATCTACGAGCCCGACGACGAGGACGACCCCGACAGCGAGGCCACCTGGTACAAAACCAACCCCAGCCTGGGCCACCATTTGAAGCTGTCCACATTCAAGGCCGACTACGAAGAAGCCAAAATGAGCCCGGGCCTATTCGCCAGCTGGAAACAGCTGCGGCTGAACTATTGGCAGACCGGCGGCGAACCCTGGATTGCCCACGAACTGTGGAACGCCGGCAAGAAGAAACGGGCCGCGGCCAAAAAGCGCATCGACTGTTTCGAAGACTTCAGCGAGGCCGACCTGGCCGGCTGTGACTGCTGGGCCGGCCTGGACCTGTCACTAACGGACGACCTGAGCGCATGCGCCCTAATATTCCCCAACGAGTCCGCCCTATCGATTGCATGCAACCACCCAATACCAGACGAAACGCCAGCTGGCTGGCAGGACTCTGACGAGCATAAACAGGCCCTGGCCATCGCCGACGACAAAGAGGTTAAATTCCGCGTCCTGGTCAAATACTGGCTGCCCGAACAAACGGCGGCCCGCACCAAGAAGCAAACCCGATACTGGGATTGGGCCGAGGCCGGCTGGCTTACATTAACCGAGGGATCAGAAGTAGACTTCGACCACATCCGAGCAGACATAGCCCAGCTGGCCGAAACGTACACCCTGAACCAGCTAATCTATGACCCAATGTTCGGCGCGTATCTTACGCAGCGATTGGAACTAGAAGAAGGAATCGAGCGGCAGCCTTTCAAACAGACCTTGGCACAATTCACCCTGCCGACGGCCATACTAGAAAGGCTAATCATGCAGGGCCGCATCCTGCACAACGGCAACCCCGTGCTGGATTGGAACCTGAAAAACACGAAAGTGAAATCGACCGAAGCCGGCATGAAGCCCATAAAACCCGTCCGCGGATCGATAAAGAAGATCGACGGAATAATCGCCACCATCCAGGGCCTGGCCGGCGCCCTGCGCGGCGAACGCATGCCCCAATTCGACGACGGACCGCGTTTTGTATGAGCTGGAAAACTTCGGACACCATCGGCACCGCCGGCATAGGCATGATGACCTGGGGCCTGGCCCTGATTAACACCGCGGCGGCCATCTGCTGGCTGGGCGCCTGCCTGGTAATCGCCGCCGTCGTCATCGAAAGAAACCGCCCGCATAGGAACGGCAAAAAATGATATTTGACCGCCTGTTTCCTGGTCGCCCCGCACCGATAACTCGAGCTAGCCTGGAAAACCCGGCTGTTTCCCTGTCCGATCCAGACGCCATTGCCGACCTGTTTGGCGGCGGCGCCGAGAGCCAGGCCGGCGAAACCGTGACGGCTGCCAAGTCTGTCAGCCTGTCAGCAATCTGGGCGGCGGTCAAAATGATATCCGGCGACTGCAGCCGGCTGCCCCTGGCGACGATGAAACGCCAGGCCGATGGCAGCAAACCCCGTATCGACCTGACCCACCCGCTAAACCGTTTCATCGGACCCCAGGGCAAGGCCAATGAAGACATCACGAGCCTGAAACTTTGGCGGCGGGCGTACGAGCACGTTTTGCTTTACGAAAACGCTTTCATCTGGCTGGACTGGTCGAACGGCGGCCAGCTGCTGGGAATGTATAACCTCCTGCCCGACCGCACCGAGGTAGTTAGATTCCGCGGCCGGCTGTGGGTATTGACCGAGGTATCCAGCGACGGCGACACGACCACCAACAGCCAGCCCAAGGTCCGCCCGTATGAGGACGTTTTGCACCTGGAGGGCCTGAACCTGAACGGATTACAGGGCCACAGCATGCTGGACGCGGCCCGGGACGATATCGGCGTCGCCCTGGCGGCCCGAAATTTCAAAAGCCGCTTCTTTAAGAACGGCACCCACCTGGGCGGCATTCTGCAGGTGACCCCCGGCAGCGACCCCGAAAAGGTCCGGAAAATGGAAAAGGCGATCGAGGAGCACCACGGCGGCGCCGATCGATCATTTAAAACGCTGGTTCTGTCCGATAACTACAAATGGCACCAGACCCAGGCATCGGCCCAGGAGTCCGAACTAACGCACATCGACGAAACGGAAACCCGCAATATTGCCCGGCGGTTTATGTTGGCCCCCAGCCGCCTCGGTGTACGCGACGCCGTCAGCTACAACAGCCTGGAACAAGAACGCCGCGACTATCACGACCACACACTGGCATACCACCTTTCTGGCGTCCTGTCCGAGCTGAATTGCAAGGCCCTGACCGACGACGACCGCACCGAATGGATTGTCGATCACCAGGCCAATCTGGCCCTGCTATGGGCCGACGCCCAGACCCTGGCCAGCATCGGCACCCAGGGCGTAAACGCGGCAACCCCGATATTCCTGCGCAACGAAGTCCGCGAATGGTTCAAGCTGCCGCCCATCGACGCAGACGACCTGCCGCCACCGCCGGCGGCCCCGCCAGCCGCTGACCCGGACCCGACGGCTGCCCGCCAGGCCCTGCGGCCCATTTTGATTGAGCAGCTGGGCCGCCTGACCCGGCGAATCGATCAGCACGCCCAGCGAGCCCGCACGAAAACAGAGAAGACCGGCCAGGCGGACCACTGGGAACAATTCAAAACCAGCTTGGCGGATGAGTACACCGACCTGGCCGAACGTGACCTGGCGGCCACCCTGGCCAGCTGCCGGCAGCTGGGCGCGACCGAGGCCGAACTGGTCCCAAGTGTCCAGTTGTTTTTGTCGGAATATTTGAACAGCACGCCCGAGCAGCAGCCGGCCCCCGACACATTGCCCGAACTAGTCGCCGATCACATTCTAGGAGTCTCAGCATGACCGAGCTGCGCCACCGCCGCCGCATACCCAACAGCCTGGCCAACGTCCGCCTGGAAAGCCGAGCCGGCAAAGACCTGCCGGCAATTACCGGATACGCGGCCGTCTATTACCGGGCTGACGACCCGGGCACGGAATATCACATATTCGACGACCTGGTCGAGCGGATTATGCCCGGCGCCTTCGATGCCACGGTCGCCCAACAGGACGACATCCGCTCCTTTTTCAACCACAACCCCAACGCCATGCTGGGCCGGCGGTCGAGCGGAACGGCGAGCTTTAGCGCCGACGACGTCGGCCTGTGGATGCGGATCGAGCCGCCCAACACCCAGCCGGCCCGGGACGTCATCCAGCTGCTGGAACGCGGCGACGTCGATGGGGCCAGTTTTATGTTTCTCGTTGGCTCTAGCGCCAAACGGTCGAAAGTTGTCTGGTCCGAGGAGAAGGACGAAGAAACCGGCCGCCTGGTGGACGTCCGCGAACTGCACGCCTTTGAAGTTTTCGAGGCCGGCCCGGTCGTATTCCCCGCATATGAGGCGACGACGTCCGGCGTCGATTCTCGCGACGCCAGCCAACTGGACCTGGCCCGCCAGGAATGGCGAGCTGCCCGCCAACGCGGCAAGATTACCGGCCCCACGGCCGAGCAGCTGGAGGCCCGGCTGGCCCAGGTATTCGCCGACACCCAACAGGCATAGAACTAATGACCGACACACAATTCTGGCCTGCCCTGGCACAGCAGGCCGCGAACCTGACGCAACTGGGAGGCCTGGGGCAATTGATTGCACAGTTTGGCGTATTGGGCATCCTGGCCTGGTATCTGTGGTATCGGACCAGCGTGGCCGACCCGAAGCAACAAAAAGCGTTTTCAGAGGCCCAGGAAAAACAGGCGGCCAGCCACAAAGAGCAGTACGCCAAACTGGTCGAGGAAACGACGGCCGCGCACCAGAAATGCGAAGAGAAATTCGAGCAGCTAATACAGGAAAGCCGGGCCGAGTCCAGAGAGCAGTTAGACAAACTGCATGAGATGGTTCGCGAAGAACGCGAGAGCAAACAGGCGGACCTGCAGGCCGTCCTACAGAGATTCACCGGCCAATGATGAGAATCCTATTTGTCGACGACAGCCCATTCGAACGCGACCACACACCCCGCGAACTGCACGACCAAGGCCACCAGGTCACCCACCTGGCCGAAAGCCTGGCTGGAACCCGTTTCATTCTGGCCAACCTGGCCGACGAATTCGACGTCGTCATTTTGGACGTAGTTTTACCCGACTGGGAAGGCCTGGACGACACGCGGCAAATGGTCGCGGACATCCAGGCCGCCGGCAAACAGGTCATTTTGCACACCAGCCACGATTACCTGGAGGGCCTCCAGCGTTTTCATGGCGTCCGCATCGTACCGAAGCACAACGGCAAGCTGTCCGCCCTGACCGACGCCCTGGCCGAGCTGGACACA